TTCCACGCTTACTTTTACGGCCACTTTTACTTACATAATCCCATTTTTCACGAGACCATTTTGAGAGGGAATTATCCCTACTTTTCTTTCCTTTGAACTTTCCACCACGAGACTTATATGCCTTCACTAAAAGCTGCGACTTACGCGCTGACCAGGATCCTTTTGGGCCTCCTTTAGACCCAGCTTTTATTTTCTTTTTTATACTTTCCCACAGACGAGGATTTAACTTTACAGCTATTTTTCTACCTTTACTGCCGGAACGGCGTTTAGACTTCATTTTATTATTAAAAATAGATAATAATAAAATTTTTATTCTATAAACCTTATTTGAATTTCAGGCTTTTCTATAGCTGAATTTTTCGTTATAAAGTTAGACTTATATTTCTTCAGGTGCTTTTTTAAGGCTATACGGTCAGATAAAGCTGTCACTGCTCTATTAATAGTATCTCTGTTCTTGTGGAACATTATATCATTATTATTTATAAACTCATTTGTTCGGTCTCTTAAGACCTTTGATTTGCTAAAATATTTTGTTATAATACTTTCAGGGTCATCTATTATTATTTTACAATCTTCGTTAATTGACTTTATTTTAATCCGTTCTAAATCGCTTAAGTAAGAACATATTTTACCTTTATCATTAGAGTAGAATTTAGCTATTATATCAGGGAATATTCTAAAGTTAGTTAGAGTTCTAAAATCATAGTTTTCGTCTGTAACCTTATCAAATCTTTCCAAAGATAAATCAATGGGTTCGCATCCATAAGCTAATAAATTATTAACAACGGTAATATTAACCCTGTTATCGTTATTAATAATAGTATTACCAAAACCTTTTTCTACAAGCTTACTTACAGTTGCATTTACTATTTCTTGTATTTCATTCTTCTTTTTATCTCGTTCGTCTTTTTCTTTTTTATTTTTACAAGTGTCTAAATGGGTATTTAATCGTTGTTTTGTTGAGTATGTTTTAAGGCAAAAAATACACTTATGAGGTGTTATAATTTGATGTCCTTTACAAACATTTCCGTGGCTTTGTAAATTTCTTTTGGAGGAAAAGTTTTTTAGGCATTTTTCACACTTATACATCTTTATAATATAGAAAATATTTTTTTAAATTATTTAACAAAACGCAAATAATATATGTATTTTTTATAGCTATATATAGCTATAAAAACAAAGTTTAACAAAATGCAAACGATATTGATTATTACAGGGTAAATATATACTGTAATAGTGCTTCTTAAAAAAGCTTCTGAAAAAAATTGTGTCGTTTTTTTATTTTCTGACCAAAAAAGTTTTATAAAAGGGCATCATTTTATATATCTCATAATTATTATTTTCAGGATAAAATTACCCCATAAAATATTCATTTTCCACACTTTTATTCAGCTTTATCAACTTTTGTAAGTAGTTGGTCACGTTCAATTTGAGCATCATAAATAAGTTGTGCAAATTGCTTTCTTAATGAGATTGGTTTATAGATTTCACAACGAATATTTGTTGCAAGATTATCAAGACCTCTACTTACTTCTTTTAGAATCCCTCCTGTTTCCGAGTAATTATAAACCTGATATGCTCCTTTTAATATTATAGTACAAATACCAAAAACAGTAATTATAGGGTCTTTTGCAGTAGATGCAATAGCAGATGATGATGCCACGTATATAGTAAGAGCGCTAAACACAATTGTGCTTAAATTTATATACTTACCATATCGGGTCATATCATACCCTTTTTTATACAAATTATGAGCATCATTTTTACAGATATTTGAAAGGCGTTTTATCTCTTTTTCATTTTCCTCAGTCCAATCATTCACCTCTATTATGGTTTCTTTTTTACTATCATTAATATTCTTCCTAACTATCTCCAATAATACATTCTCATCCATTTATATTTATAAAATTATAATTTTTTACTTATTACTCTACAAGGGCACTTGTTACCTACTCTCAAACATACGCAGTTGCCGAGCTGAAAGTGAGTCCATTATTAGGATGAAAATAGAGGTTTGCGCGAACAGGAAAAAGTAGTGATAGAGATTTACTAGGTATAACAATTGTTAAAAAAATATTTTTTTTTCTTTGTCCATTTATAAATAAAAATGTCTTGTTCTTCTTTATATAGAGATAATGGTTATGCTTCCTCAGATTGTTATGAATTCGCTACTGTCGGCGAGATGAATGGGGTAAGTGGTGCTGTCCCAATCCCAGCTTCAACTGCTCAGCGTTTCTATCAAACACCTTCCACTGTTACTGCTCAAGGTACAGTTACAAACCCAATTGCACCTGAAGTTCAGAAAGTTGCTCAAGCTACTGGAGTTGCTCCAGCAGCTGTTGCTAATGTTGCTGCTGCAGCAGGAGTTGCTCCAGCAGCTGTTGCTCAATTCATCAGAATGAATCGTGGATTTTAAGTTAAAAAATTATAATTTAAACAAGTTATAATTTTCCTATTAAATGTATAGTGATGATGAATATGAAAAATATGATGATGATGAAAGAAAATCATCAAGGAAGGACTATGGTGAAACTATAAATATTAGACCTTTTGATTTTAATTCTATGCCTCCTTTTAAAGGCAAAGGAGAAGAAGATGGGACAAAGATTATTATCATAGGCAAAGCAGGATGTTTTGAAGCCGGAACTAAGGTTTTGATGTATGACGGTAAAGTTAAGAATATAGAAAAAATAAAAGTTGGAGATGTTGTTATGGGTGATGATAATACTCCGAGAACGGTTCAAAAGTTATTTAGAGATAGAGACGAAATGTTTGAGATTAAACCTAACAAAGGACCTTCTTACACTGTAAATAGATTACACGATTTAGTTCTTGTTTGCACTGGGTACAATGATATTAAGATTGGAACTCAAGTTATTATTTCAGTTGAAGAATACCTCAAAAAGACAAAAACTTGGAAAAAGAATTTTAAGCTTATCAGAAGTTCAGGCGTTGAATGGGAACATAAAAAAGTTGAGTTGGACCCATACTTTTTAGGTATTTGGTTAGGAGATGGAACTTCTACCAAACCAGAAATAACTAATATTGACCCTGAAATTATAGAATATTGCAAAGATTATGCAAAAGAACTTGGTTTAAGATTTTCAAAAACTGCAGCTAAATATGGCTATCGTTTCTCTTCTGATAAAGGTAAAGAAACTAACCCTATTATTAACTTTATTAAAGATTATGGTTTATTTAATAATAAACATATACCTTTTGACTATAAAATTACCTCGAGACAAGCAAGATTAGAATTACTTGCTGGCATTATAGATACAGATGGTTATTTAAATATTAAAGGTTATGATATTATCCAAAAGTCAAAAAAATTAATGGATGATATTGTCTTTGTAGCAAGGTCTTTAGGATTTTCTGCTAATGTATCTAAGTGTAAAAAGAGCTGTATGTATAAAGGAGTTAGAAGAGAAGGCACATATTATAGATGTATGATTTACGGTCATGGAGTTGAAGAAATTCCTTGTAAGGTAAAAAGAAAGCAAGTAATAGATAATTCAAGTAGAAATAAAAATAATTTAGTTTCCGGGTTTAATGTTATTCCAAAAGGTGAAGGAGAATATTACGGGTTTGAATTAGACGGAAACAGATTGTTTTTATTAGAAAGCTTTGATATTGTTAAGAACTCAGGAAAGAGTAGTTTAATTAAGGACATTATCGCTTCAAAGTCCCATCTAATTCCTGTTGCTCAAGTTTATTCAGGAACAGAGGACAGTAACCATGCATTTTCAAGTATAATACCAGATATATGTATATATAATAAGCTTGATTTGAAAGCGATGGAACAATTTAAGATAAGGCAAAAACTTGCGAAAAAATGGTTAAAATTCCCCTGGGCTTTGCATATTGTAGATGATTGTACAGATGACCCTAAAATTCTTAAGAAACCTATTTTTCAAGATTATTATAAGAATGGAAGACACTGGGCTATGCTTCATATTTTAACTTTACAGTATTGTTTAGATATTCCTCCAGCTATTAGAAATAACTACGATTATGCCTTTATTTTCAAGGAGAATATTATTGCTACAAGAGAAAAATTACACAAGTATTTTGGAGCTTGTATTAATAGTTTTCAAGATTTTAATAATTTGATGGACACAATAACCGGTGATTATACCGCACTTGTTATAAAAAATTCAGCAAGTGCAACATCCCCTGAAGAATGTTTATTTTGGTATAAGGCTAATCCAGAGGCAATTCCTAAGAATTTTAAATTTGGGTCTCCTGTAGCCTGGGAATTTCAAAAAGACAGAAGAGATCCTAATGCAGTTGAAAGTTTAATGTAATTTAAATTTTATCTTTTTTTTATTCTAAAGAAAAGATGAGTTCCAAAGGAAAAAGACCTTGCGGACCAAGACCTAATAAAGTTAATAATGCTTACTCTAAAGATGAACTTATCAAAATAATGGTAGATATGGATTTATACCCTAAAGAGGAAGCTGAAAAAATGTCTGTGGAAAGACTTTGTAAAGAACTAAATATAAACTATATAGACCCGAAAGAAATTCAAAGCACAAAGTATGGTGAATGTATAAAAAATATGAGTAAGTCATCTTTACTTGAAACTCATAAAGAGTTTTTAGAACAACAGGGTTTTCCACCTGAAAAAGCAGTTTCTTTAAAAAAAGAAAAATTATGTGATATAATATACGAGAAAGATGATATGTTTGTTTTACCCGAAGATTTTGATGAAAAGAATTGTACTCTTTATGATATGCCTACACTCACAAGAATTGCAGTAAGAAGACATATAGATACTACAAGACATAAAACACAAAAAGAATTATGTAGAGCTATACAGAAGTCATATTTAAGAGAGAAAATGACTTTCAATACTGATAAAAGTTCAGTATGGAATAACGCTGAAACTGATGCAACATTATCGTGTATGATTCCTGCCTCAAAAGATAAAGAATTAAGAGAACATCAAAAAGCTTTAGTAAAGCATATGTTAAGATACCGTTCATTACTTGCAATTCACGCTACAGGAACAGGAAAAACTTTGTCAGCAGTTGCAGCTATAAATTGTATTATGGCAAAATACCCTAATATACGTGTTATAATTATAACACCTTTATCTCTCGTAGAAAATATGTCAAAAGAGATAAAACGATTTGGAATAGACATAGAAGGTAATAAAGACATTTATACAAGAATCGAAATTTATTCTTATGATGAATACATAAATTTACAAAAAAGAAAAAATGAGATTGATTGTAGAAACACATTTTTAATTATAGATGAAGCTCATAATTTAAGAACAGAAACTTCGTTAAAAAAAGGTCCAAATGACATGGATGAGTTAGAGACAGGAAGTAAAAGTTACATTATAATGAAATGTGCGGCAAGTGCTTTTAAAGTTCTCTTATTAACAGCTACTCCGATAATTAACAATATATTTGACCTTAGAAATATATTAATGATGTTAAACGGAGAAGACCCTAAGAATGCCCCTAAAAGAGATGATTTTGTAAGAACAGCCTCTGAAAGTTTGGGAAATATGATAAACTGTAAAGTAAGTTATTATTACCCTCCTTTAGATGAAAATTATCCTAAGAGAGAAGATAAGACAATTGATATGTACATGGAGCCTGAATATTATAAAAAATATCAAGACATTGAGAACGCTCTTTTAGATAAAGATAAAAAAGAGCCTAAAATTAATGATTTCTTTTATCATACTTTAAGAGTAGCTATAAATTCCCTTGATGGAGAATTATCTCCTAAAATAAATTGGATTATTGATTTTATAACTAAAGAAGCAAACGAAGGCAGAAAGTCTGTTGTTTATAGTAATTGGAAAAAAGCCGGAATGAATCTTTTAAGAAAGAGATTAGATGCTTTAAATCAACCTGGATTATATCTTTATATATCAGGAGATGTTAGTGTAGATGTAAGAAAAATAGCCCGTAAAAAGTTTAATGAAGATAAAGCAAAAGTTCTCCTTATTTCAAAGGCCGGAGGTGAAGGATTAGATTTAAAGGGTGTTAGAAACGTTATTATTATGGAAAGTAATTGGAATGCTTCATCTGACAAACAAATTATAGGAAGAGGTATAAGATATAAATCTCATAGTCATTTACCCGAAGACCAACGTAATGTTACAGTTTATAGGTTGTTATTACATAAACCTCTTGGAAGTAATACATATTTTCCTAGTATCGATGATATGTTATATGATGCTGCTTATAAACAGAAACAACCTCTTCTTGACAGCTATATGGAAATAATAAAGAAAAATTCAATCGAAAATCAACCTTGTAATTGTGATATTAGTAAAGGGGGTAATCATGAAGGATGTCAAAGCTTAGAAATACCGAATATATTGAAAAAGGAAAAAGTAATCACAAATGAGATGCAAACACTCTTATTAAAGATACAAGAAGCAAAAGACCAGAATAGACCTCAAGAAGAGATTGTTGAATTACAAAAGCAAATTGATGAACTTAATTCTAAAAATAAAGAAGTATATGAAGCTCCAAGTGGTATTACCTCTATAGCTATAACAGTAAATGATGTAAGTAAAAGATTATTCCGTAAAATTGCAGGATTTCGTAAAACTGATAAAATCAATATTGTACCTGAAGATATACCTGATATTTTAATAGAAGATGACGAAGAAGACAAAATTAGGGATAAAGTTTTTAATTTTATGAAAAGTAGAGAATTAGAAAATACAACCCCAAATCAAGTCATAAAACATATAAATGAAAAATTCACTGCAGATAAAGCTCTCATAAAGAAGTTTATCCAAGAATATGTTGATAGTATAGAACAAGAGGAGGAAAAAGAAGCTGAGGAGGAAGGTGAGGAAGAAGGTGAGGAAGAAGAAATACCTGATATTGAGATAGAAGGATTCGATGATTTTTAATTTTTTATCTTTACTTAATGTTAAAAAGATGTCTAATTTACAAATCGCTATTGCCTTAGTTGCACTGTATCTTATCTTTATGAGAAAGCCTAAAAAGGAAGGTTTCGTCAGTATGCACGACCACCGTGAAAATGCTTTATATAGAGATATGTAAGTTTATCGGGATAAATTAATCTAAATGAAAAAAAAATAATAATTTCAATATAAAAATATCTTGAAATTGTTCATTATGAAATCAACTAACATTCAACACAAACGCGTTTCTGCACCTAAAGGACAGGTTCATTTAGGCCTTTGCTGTATCAACAACTCTTTAAGGAAGTTTAAGCCTTTAGGTTCTCGTAAAAATGTCGAGGTATTTTGTAGTAGAAGTATGCCTCGTAGAACATTTACAGTAGAACGTGCTAAAGATTTTGCTTTAAAAAATATTGAGGATATTACAACCCTTGTAGATTGGAATATTCAAAATAACATTCACCATCTTAGATTATCCTCTGAAATTTTTCCTCACTTTACAGATAAGGAAACTGAACCTTATACTATGGACTTTGCTATTGATGCTCTTAGAAAAGCTGGTGATTATTGTAATAGAAAAAATCACCGTATTACAATGCATCCGGGTCAATTTAACCAAGTTGGTGCAAAAAATCCTGATGTATTTCAGCACACTGTAGATGATCTTAGTATGCACGCTGATATTCTTGACTATATGAACATTGACAGTACAGGTATTTTATGCGTTCATGGAGGTGGAGTTTATGGGGATAAAGAAGCTTCTACAAGAAGATGGATAGAACAGTTTGATGATTTGCCGCGTAAAGTTAAGGATAGATTGGCGATAGAAAATGATGAAAAATGTTATTCGGTAAGAGATTGTTTGACCATAGCACAAGCTTGTAAAATTCCGATGATTTACGACACCCATCATCATACTTGTTATCATTGTCATTATAATAAGAATGACGTAGAGGAAGATATTGATGATATGATGGATGAGATAGTAGAAACCTGGGAAGGATTGCCTCCGGTTTTCCATATATCAGAACAAGCTCCGGATAAGATGGTTGGAGCTCATTCGGATTTTATAGAAGTTATTCCACAACATCTCTTAGATGTGCCTGAAAAATATAATACAAATATCAATATAGAGGTAGAGGCAAAAGCTAAAGAAGCGGCAATATTAAAACTGATGAAAAAATATAAAGAAATATTTTAGTTATAAATATAAGATGGAAGAGGAATTTGAAAAGTTGGCTAAGAATATTCTTAACATTATTTTTTCGCCTCCTTTAGACTATACAAGTGTAAAAAATGTAATACATAACTACATAGGACCTCAAGTAACCTTATCTCAAAACCAGTTTGACTACTTAAAAAATAAATGTTCATACTTTAAAAATACTGCGAATTACATGAGAATGAAATTACATTTTTATAATAAGCAGAAAGACAAAGAAACGTTTGCTATGACTAATATGAGGTTTTTAGAAAACTTACTTATAACTGTAACTTCAAAAGTACTTGAAATTCAAACTTTTATTAATGATATTGATTTTACCCTGTCTTATTCTCCTGCAATTACAAGTTATAAAGAAACTAAAGGAACAGAGTGGGTAAGAACTCTATTTAAAATTTACTTAAAATATGGGGGAATTAAAGGAGTATCTTGTATAGATTTTTTTAAATCGATAAAAGATAATTGGGAGAAACTTGAAGATTCAGAAACGATTGAAATAAGTTATATAACAGAAACAATACTTGGAGGGTACTCATTAGATAATATTTCCCAAAACCTACAAAATTGGCTTAAATTAAACCATGATTCCGTTGGTCCAAAATATAAAAACATAATTAAGATAATGGCTTGAAATTCCACCCTAGAATATCACAACATCTTTGATATATATCATCGTGTTCTCTTAGCCGAGCGGGAGTTCTTAAACAATTTAGGGAATTTTCAGGTAATTTTACCCCTTGTCTCAATAGTAATTGAGTAAGGACATAATGTGCGTGTAGAAAGTTTTTCCTTTCACCTTTTATTTTCAAGAAGACTTCAACCAGTTTTTCAAAGTCTTCAAATAACTTTTTCTCATATTTGCTTATATCTGGTTTTTCCTTCTTGGTAATCATACTATATATAAGCTGTTTATCTTCATAATACTTTGAATTTTTTGTTTCTGAAAGGAACATTCCAATATGTTTTATAGTTACGTTATTTATGTCTAATCCATGCATCTCTATCATATAATTAACATCGTCAAATACTTTTTGCGGGATATATTTATTCTGTTTTCCTTGATATTGATTTATAGTATCTCTAAAATGACATCTTTTTTCATAATGAAATCTTTGCGTTATATTTACCCTTGAATAATCACTATAATTTACTGTTTCTTCTAACTCGTTATATATTTTACCACAATTTTTACAGATACTATTACCCGATGAATCCTCACCCTTTTCAAAACATTTACAATAATAGTTTTTCTTCTTTCTCTTAACCTTGATTTTATTATCTTCAAACGGATTATATATGGTATAAACTGTATTCATTCTATACTTTTTTAAATAATATGATAAACGATCCGAATAAAAGACGATATTTTTCTCTTTTAATTCTTCCAGTATAGTGTTAAACTCTAATATAACATCTTGAATATCTGTGTCATTCTCTTTTTTCTCGGTTCCTCTAAAGGTTGATACTTTGGGTTTTGTAAGTTCTATCTTGTAATTTTCCAATATATCCATAGTCTTATAATTATATATTTCTTGTTCAGTTTTTAAGGTATTAAGATAGGTATTAAGGCTTACTATAAACTCGTATAAATTTTTATATTCTCTGTAGGTAATTTCTTCCGGTTTTTTCTTTTTTGTTTTTTCATTTATATCATAATTTTTTGAGATGTTTTCAAGCTCACTTTTCTCGTTTATTATACCATAAGGAACCGTGCAGTTTAATCCCTGCCATAAAAGATTTTGCATAAGCTTAATATAAACCGGAATATTATCATTCTCAACCGAGAAATATTTCAATATTTTCTCGTGTATATGAAGTATATCATCCTCCATTTAATATTTTTATAATATATTCTTTAACTTTCACTTTTCAAGAGTTCATACAGCGAATGCCATTTTAAAATGATACGGAGTATACTTGAAAAGTAAATCACTTCATCTGTGGGATGAACTTAAACGGTAATGTTATGACTTTAACATAATGCAAAAAAAGCAATATTAATAAGAGCATAAACGCTCTATTCATAGCTTGATTTGGTGTAATACGTATCCTGTTAAAATTAAAGACTGGAAGCTTAGATTCATTCATACACTTAACATAGCCTGAAGAGGAGACTGAATCTAAGTTGCAATTTTTTTCAGCTGATGACATCTTTATTATTACTAGGAGAAAATAATTTATTTAAATAAACTTAATATCAAGTCAAAAGGATTCACCTTTGCCTTTATAGCTAATGCTATAAGGATGAGGACAACTACAATTCCTACTACTGTCAAAACTGTACCGATACTTTGTTTCAGAGGCATTTCTAACCCAACAGTATATGGGTTGGAAAGCTTTGAATTTAAGCATCTTGTATACTCTCCATAGGTGTGTATATTAGGGTCTTCAGCGCATTCTCTTTGGGGGTTGCTATTCATTTATATTCATAAAGAGAAAATAAATTAAAAGAAGAAATATTGCAAGTGTGATGCTGGTGCTGGTTTTTGTGGAATAAATGAGACCTTAGGGAGGGTCCAATATCTCATATAGTGACCTGCTATTGCAAAGACTATTACAAGGAAGATTGCAAGGAGAACCCATCCAGCAATTGATTGCTTCATTGAAAATCCTTCTTTGCAACCTGGAGCTTTTGGAAATCTTTTGCAAATAGCATGTCCAATTCCGCCTGTTTTAATATGCTGTCCTCCCATATGATGTCCTCCCATATGATGTCCTCCCATATTATGTCCTTCCATAGGTTTATTATCGCGATTCTTAATATGTTGTGCCATTTTTATTATGTCTTCAAGAAAAAAAATAAAATAAAAAATATGTTATTTTTAAGAGTTAAGCGGAAGAACAGGATTTTTGTTCTTTATTTTATTCCTTATGATATACATCATTGATATACCTAACAAACCTATCTCTGTTGCACTTCTATACACCAGAGAAAAGTTGTTAATGAATATAGAATAATTAAGCCATAAAGAAGACGAGACTATTGACAGAATGCAAAATGTTAAAGAATATGTATTTGTGCTTTTATTGACGTACAATAACCACATAAATATAAACCTTGAAATTACAGCTATAGTTGTAGCAATGATAGGTATGTCTTCAATATTCATTTACTTAGTTCTCTCTCATCTCCTTAATCTCTTTTAGAAACTGTGTAATCTTCTCAATATAAAATATATTCTTTAAATTATGGGAACGAAGGTTAGACATAACGTTAATACATTCTGTGATACTTTTACCCTCTTTTTTGTTATTTGAAATAATGGTATTTATCTTCTTAATTCTATTGTTGTACAAGTCACTTTCATTTTTACCAGAATACTTCTTTGCATCAACGCTGACTTCTGTTAAAATATTATAAAGATAAGGAAGCTGACTATCAAACGTATTATTTATCTTTGAAAATAGCAAAGTTTCTTGACTTAGCAGGTTCTTTTCAAGGTTAGAACTTTCTTTATAAAAGTTTTCTAAATCAGTCATAAAGTAATATCCATTTTTGTTAAACGGATTTGTAAATGTAAATGTATCAACACTATCATATCTATTAATGTAACTTAAGCCTTCTTTATTGATATAAACTAACTTATAAATACTTTCTTCAAATAAAGGCACAAATCGTTCTAAACTTTCTTTTGAAATAGTCATCATCTCTGGGGTAGATTTATTCTTAAAAATGCTTACAGTATCTTTTTCCTCTTCTTCCTGTTGCATATTAATATGAAAATAGTTTTTAACGCTATTATCAGGCTTAATAAAGAACTTGGATGGAATATAAATAAAAAAGTCAATACCGGTTAAAAGATACTGTATAAACAAGAATATGGTTCTACCTTCAAACGTGAAAATACCATTTACTCCGATATTGTTTTTTTTGAAAAAAGATAAAAGGTTTGAGATTTCATATTCTTCAACTTCATCTCTTTCTTCATCATCATGACTTGACATTTTATTATGATGGATTTTATACTTTAAAGTAAAATTTTATAAAATAGAATACAAAGGGTTAAATATTTTGTTTTGCACATTATAAATGACTACTTTCGGCGATGCTATAAAAGACGTTCCAGTTGATAGAGATGAAACCTTATCTCCAGACCAAGAACTTATTAATTCAATTTTTGCCCCTAAAGACCCTGAACTTATACCAAGAGAAGTTAAGCTGTTCTTAATCGGAGCTGTCGTTATGTATCTCTTATTTACTCAAAGCTCATCCATTTATAAAGTAAGTAAAAATGACAATATAACAAAGGTTATTATCGTCTTGTTGGTATTACTTGTAGTTTATGGGTCAAGTCACCTTGTTTAAAAATATTTGGAAGGAGATGGTATAGGTGAGACTGTTGGAGAAGAGTTTTGAGAAGAATTTGGAGACTTTGACTTAAGCTTGGATAAAAGATTAAAAGTTATATCTTCAAACCTGTTATTTGAAGGAGAATTGCTTATTGAATTTTTAATGTAAAAATAACCGTCTATAGTATCGGCACATCTACATTTTTCTAACTTGCTAATATGTTCTTCATATGTAAATACCATTTTTTTATTTTATAAAAAAGAAAAAAAACCTTTTTATAAAATAAAATGGCAAGGAAAATATCACTACCACAATGGTGGAATAAATATGGTGTTTATGTTGTGATTGTCATATTTCTAATCTTCTTTTCAGCCATATTATATATTCATTTTTCTGACCCTGAAATATTCCAAGAAGGTCTTCTTGAAATATACTCTGATGATAATCCTTTACTTCACTCTCAAAAAACTCTTTATGTTCCCTCTCAAAAGAAGTCTGATAGTAAAGGTGAAAGAATATGTAAAGAAGTAGCTGAGAGACTTTTCAAGAGACCATTTCACAAGATAAGACCAGACTTTCTTAAGAATGATAAAACAGGTAAAAATATGGAAATTGATATGTATAATGACGAGCTTAAACTAGGTATAGAATATAACGGAATACAACACTATAAATATAGTCCATATTACCACAGAAATGGTCAGAAAGATTTTGAGGAACAACTTTATCGCGATAAATTAAAAGAACAAAGATGCGAGGAGAAAGGAGTTCGTTTAATTGTGGTTCCATATCTTGTGAAGCCTGATGAAATAGAAAACTATATAAGAGTAAAGGCGCAAAACCTCAGAATTTTAGTTTAAAATCTTATAACATATAATATAGACTATGCTTCAAACACTAAAACTTATATTCTCTACTGACAAAAGTAGAATAAGTATGATAGACAGTCATAAGGATGTTATTATCAAACTTAAATTTATCGGCACTTTTCAAGAAGGTGAAAAGATTGACATTAAAAACCTTCAAATTGAGACCAATAACATATTCACCCCTATAAAACGTCTTATTCAGGGAGATGGAAGGGAAACAACTTACTCTTTTTTAAATTCAGTCATTGATCGTTCATTTGAGATAATTTATGCCTATAGTAAGAGTGAAAAAGTAGGAGAACGACTTATGTGTAAAAGTATAGTTGACGATATGTATAAAGCAATAAAAGGCCTAAACAATATACAAAAGACCTACAAAGATGATAAACATTTTTACTGTAATATAGAGATGCTTATAGACACTATCAACTATAAAATAGCTGATGTCAAGGATAAATTTCCCGATATATTTAAAGTCGAAGGTAAAAAATCTTAATAACATATAGTATATGGTATTAAGAAATGAGTTTTCGTGTGGTGCATCTCTAAAGCAGGTTGTTTTAGTGATGGCACGAAGGACCCTGGGTCCTTCACTCCCCGTAATTAAACATATAAACCTCTGATGTCTTCAGGCATACCCATCACACCGTTGAACATAGAGTTCATATTACGGTTTCTGATGTGGTTTCTAATGTGTTGAGAATGTGCAAAAGATTTGTCACTGAGACGGATGTGTTCTGGGACAATGTTTCCATTTACATCAGTTCCATAAAATCCTTCTCTTGTACGGATATAATTAGTAGGACCTGGTCCAGGTGGTCCGTTAAGAAGATCACCTTCGTATCTAATTCTTCCCATAGGAGCCATAGCTTTAACGGTGTCTTTATGATCGGTATTCATCATGTATAAAGCGACTAAGATAAGAGCAATAATAATTAAGTGTTCACGTTCCATTTTTACTGTTTAAATAAGAAAATAATTTCTTTTTAAAAATTATTTCTTAAATGAATGACGACAATCATATACCTATCTTGAAAGTATCACTTACTGGTCCGGGGGCAAAATTAGTCGGACAAGGAACATTTGGAAAAGTATTTTCTTTGGATGAAAATACCGTGTATAAAAGGATAAAAATTATAACTGAGAATGAAGATGAGTTTAGTATAATAGAAAATAATCTAAGAGAACTTTCATTTTATAAATTATTGATGAATAAACAGTCTTTCACAAGCTCAATAATTCTTCCTGAAATACCGTCATCTATACCTATTCCTTCTAAAATAACCTTTATTGAACCCTATAGTTATATACAAATGAATAATTATGGACAACCCCTTCACAATATTTATTATAAAGAGAAGGATACTTTCAAGCACATTTTTAAACAAATAATAGAAGGAGTTTATGCTTTATATAAGAGTAATATGACCCACGGAGATTTAAAACCAAGTAATATCCTTGTAGATAAGAATAACAATGTAAAAATTATAGATTATGGAAGTGTTTGCTTTTATCACTCAAAATACCTCAAAAATCCATTTCAACGATGTACTATATTTTATACTTCTCCTGAGGAATTAATATATGAGAAATATTCAATATATAATGATTGGTGGAGTTTAGGTGTAATTATGTATGAATTTTGCACAAGAAAATGCTTTATAGAGAGCTTGCTTAATTACCTAAAAATTAACAAATCTCAAATTGAAAAGTTTTTAGATTACGCTTATACAAAGAACACAGATTTACTCGATGATGCAAGAGATTTCATAGTCATATTCTATTCCACCTTAAAAGAAGTAGATATAAATAACTTTATAATGCATACTATTAAAGATAAAGAAATACAGTTATATCTTATTCATTTATTAAAGGTGGAAGCAGACGAAAGAAACGTTCAAGAAATTATAAAACTATTCAACTGTACTATACCCTCTGTAAAAGAAATAAAAGTGTCATCAACAATTACAGAATTTAATACACTTGAAATACCCTCTTTAAACCCTGATATAAGAGCTAAGTGTATTGAGACTATATTTACAGTAGCATATCAAGTGAAAGAATTTGGGGAGGAAATAATAGGACATTCCTTAATGTTATTTGACAGGTTTTTTCTAAGAACAAAAAGTGATGTAGAGATTTATGACCCTAATATATATTGTATAATAGCGATGTTTGTATCAAGTCTAATCTTAAAAGGAGAGTTAATAAAAGGTTCTTATATAAAGAAGCTACTAGAAATAAATTCTAAAAAAGAATATTACCTAGAGGATATAAGAACATATGTTTTAACTTTTATTGAAAAGCTTGACTTTAAGCTGTTTAACTATAGTCCTGATGTTTTATATAATTTTACAAAAGACTATTTTAAATTGCTTGAAATAAGCTTGAAATACCCTTTTATAAATTCAAACGGATATCAACTTTTCAAATATTTAAAATAAATATTAAAGTAGAAAGAAGTATAATATAAAGATGCTTAGACCTATAATAAATGAAATTTCCCCTTCAACAAGCATATTAATTAGAAACAAATATATTGACATATACAGAAGGGCATATTTTATTAATAAAATATACGAGTCTGGAATTAAAAATATAGAAATTGGTTCTTTTAGACAAGATGATAATGTGCTTTTTGGAACAAGAGATGTCTTGTATAATGTAAATCGTAAAGTTGATACATCCCGTTCTGTGCTTGTTATGGAGATTGAAAATACTCTCAAAAATATATCCTGCATTAATAGAGTTCATCCGTATATTGAACAAATTGTGTATGAGGTAAAAGATGAAAAAAATATTGATGACTTTGTAAAGCTAAAAATAATAGCAAAACAACTTGGTATGACAACTAAACTTAATTTACCCTCAATTAAAACTGATGTTGTTGAACATTTAGAACCAGACTATGTTGAAGTGACACAATTAACAACCGAATTATTGAGAGTAACTAACCCTTCAAAAATATTTCTTAGAACAAATAGTTTCAAAGAAGTAGATTTAGCTTTACATAAAGGTGTTTATAATTTTAGCAGTAGTTTGTTAGAAACAAAAGATATTGTAAATACAATTGACCTTGTAACTCATATAAGAAAAAAACTTGGATTCGAGGTTAATATAAACCTTGAAAAATTAAAAGAAACACAAAGAGAAATGGTAGATCAATTTAACTGGTAATAAAGAATTTTAAATTATAATTATAACAATTTAAAATTCAGCATCAAAACTTATTTCATTTTCCTCTTTCTTACTTAAGACTGTTTGTTTAGCATAATTTGTAACTTTACGTTCAAAGAAATTTCCCTTATTCTCTAAGCTGATTAAACTCATCCAAGGAAATGGATTTTCTCTCTTATAAATTCTTTCTCCTATCAACTCATTGCTTAAATGGTCTGCAACATACTCGACATAATCACACATCAATTTTTTATTCATCCCCTTTAAGTTATAAGGTAAACTGTCCTTTACAAATTCTTTCTCAACTTCAACCGCATCTTTTATCATATCTACTATAACCTTATTTTCAATCTTATTTACGATATGGTTTCTATATACCATTACAGCAGTATCACGATGCATACCCTCATCTCTACTTATAAGTTCGTTAGATTGACATAACCCTGGCATTAATCCTTGTTTTTTAAGCCAGAAAATACTGCAGAAAGAAGCACTAAAGAAAATACCCTCAACAATACTAAAGGCAACAAGTCTTTGAACGAAAGAACCTTCTTTAATCCATTTACGAGCCCATTCTGCTTTTTTCTTTATACAGTCTATGTCCTTTACTGAATTGAAAAGTTTATCTTTTGTTTCTTCTTCTGACACAAGAGTATCTATTAACACCTGGTACATTTGTGAATGAATATCTTCCATCATCTCTTGATAGTGATAAAGCATTTTCAATTCTGGAACCTTGATTTGCTCTACAAAATTTTCATCAAGATTTTCATTTACGATAAAATCACTATTTGCAAAGAAGCCCAAAATCATAAGAATGAAATGTTTCTCATCATTGTCAAGTTTTTTCCAATGGTTCAAGTCATCCACCAAAGACACTTCTTCGACAGACCAAAAAGCAGCAAATTGCTTCTTATACATATCCCAAATATCTGGATATTGAATAGGATACAATCTAGTACGTTCTTCGGTTAAAATATACTCCATTTTATATATACTAAAGAAAATTTATAATTTTAAATCATTTAATCATCAAATTCATTATATTGAACTAACCTATTATAGAAAGGTGAATCGCTAAGTATAGGCTTACTACTATCAAATAAATCTTTGATATAATATGCCTTATAGAGATACTCAATACGACGTTCTATATGTCTTTCTACTTTGTTGTATTTTTTATCTATATCTAAATACATCTTAAAAAGTGTCTTCTCAATAGCTTTATGTATATACTTTTCTTTTTCATCATAGTAATCATAAGCTCTATATTTTGACAAAGAAGTATCATCGCCTATTCTTTCATCATCTAAAAGAACTATGTTATAACCTGTATTTACAGGCTTGCTATTTATTTTATATTTAAATTTATCGGATACACCTATCTCAAAAAAAAGATTATAATAATAATAATTTATAAGGTTGTAGTTACACTCTAATATAATTTTTTTTTCATTCTTTTCTTTAAAATACTGAATGCATTTAAACAATAGCAATAACCCAAGACTAATTTTAACCTCTTTTATCGTATCTTTATTAAGGTCTTTAATCCTATGACTTAAAGGCTTCATCGCACATACTAATTCTATATTAGGGCAATTGAAGGTATAATTGCGAGAGGTAGTTATGAATGAAATGACCTTACAAATATTAACGTGAGAAAATCCAACAAAGAATGTTACTTCACTTGAAATAAAGCTTGTCAATGGATAATCTTTATCAACATAATCACCTCTACATAAAGGTTCTATCATAGGTGATAATAAATGTTTTATGAACTGGTCTTCTTCAGTATCTTCAAAACAAATAACATATAAATCACCGTACTTTAAAACTGTTTTAACCAAATGTGTTTTTATAAGCTCAGATTGCCTATCGCATACTATAAGTTTATAATTATGCTTAGTTATAAGAATATTTACTATGTAATCAAAACATATATCATCTTTTGTAATATCTTTATTAAGAAGATTATCCATTTAGTTATAAGGCATTATAAAATTTATAATTTTAAATCATTTAATATGTTTAAAATTATTTACGGTATGCTTAAACTAAAGCTCTTTTAAAGCTTCCTGGAACATCGCAAATACTTCCGCAATTAAGAGCTCCATATACCACTAAACCTATAGTTACGAAACCTCCAATATTTGGCATCATCATAGCTATAATTAATAAGATTGGAACATAAGCTCCCCATTTTTGAATTATGCTACACTTGAAGGCGTAATATAACGCAATCATAAACAAAACTAAATAAGCTAAAACCAAGAACACAAGAGTGATTAAAATTTTATTCAATGCACTATTCATTTCATGAGGACATTCATCCCCCATCATCATAATTTTGTCTCTCATATCATTGTACTCTGAATACTTTTGATGAACTGCTTCCATAAACATTTTTATATTATAAAAAAGAAAAAATAAATTTACATTTTAAGATACTTATTCTATTATAAAAAAATGATTATAGCTTCCATATGCTCAATTCCAGACCGTTTAAACTCTCTTATAACTGTCCTTGAGAACATTAAAAATCAGACTGTAAAACCAGACATTCTATACGTGTCTATTAGCAAATACTATTCAAGGTCTAAAAAACTGTATTCTGAACTATCTATTTTATCCCTTAAATCCTACCTTGATAGTTATTCTATTGAAAATAAACTTATTATCTATGAAAATGACATCGGACCAACTCTTAAACTTATAACACCCCTTAGATTTCATAAATACGATCCTCAAGATTTCATCTTTACTTTTGACGATGATACTCCTTTATACGAAAGAACAATTGAAACCTTATTAGCAGCACACGAAAGAGATAAAAATGCAGTTTACGCTTTATCAGGAACAAGACAAAACAAATTTTTTCACGCAGAAATGCTCCCAGAAGATTATAACTATTTTGAAATAGATATTGTAGGTGGTTATAGAGGTGTTTTATATCCAGTATATCTAATAGACAAACAAGAGTTATTTAAGTGGATTGATATTTTTGTAGATACTTGCTCTAAACATAACACAATACCTATGCACGACGACCATATATTTTCATATTATTTTAAACATAAAAACATACCTAGAAGAGTAAGCAATAGTCCATTCTCGAAACAATTTAATTATACTACCATTCCAAATGAAGACGGTATATTTAAAGACGATAATACCATCAAAAATATGGACCTCATAAATCAATCTTTATATGATAAAGAACTAAACTGGGTTGTCGACAACCCTTTATAAAACATCATATTCTATCTTTTTATAATTTATTCTTTTCACCTTTACACTACCCGGCAATTCTTCTCCTTTAATATCGCTTAAAAATATAAGCTTATAAATACCCTTTCCATATGAATCGTTAAAATCGATACTGGTTTTATACTTGTAATCACTTTCTAATATATTTGATGTCATTGGAACCCTGAAAACTATCAACTCTGGAGGAACATCGTAAAATGACTTTTTAGCCATATCTTCTATAGTATAAAATTTATTATTGTATGTATACCCTACTTGTGGCTCATTCTTATAATCAACACCTCCCCAAGGCGGATCATAAAATATTATATCTCCTCCCACCTTTATCTTTATATAATTATCATTAAAAAACTTCATAGTCTTTCCAGGCTTATATTCTAATGTATTATTATCCACCTCTTTGTTAAACACTACACCCATATTATGCTTTAATGCCTTGAAATTATTTCCATCAATCTCAATCAAATTTATATTCTTTACTTTATCTGCAAAGGACCAAGAATTTCCTCCTATACAAGCACTAGCTTCAGTCAAAGTCTTATTACTTATGTCATAATATTTTGAAATCAACTCAGCTGTCTTTAATGAGTGATTTACATCAGCTGAACTATACAGTGAAACATCTGTATACATATATTCTTCCTTTCGTTTAGGGAAATAGTCATATTCATTATTTTTCATCTTTATCATATTTGCGTGCTTAAATTCCTCTTCTAACAATCCTCCCTTTACAAAAGGAACAAAAGGAAATCTTGATGCAGGTTTCTCGGAGGGCTTTTTTAAAGGCGGTGGTGGAGGTGGTGCTTCTGTTGGAATAAACTTAGGTTTCTCGGAGGGCTTTTTTAAAGGTGGAGGTGGAGGTGGTGCTTCTGTTGGTATAAACTTAGGTTTCTCGGAGGGCTTTTTTAAAGGCGGTGGTGGAGGTGGTGCTTCTGTCGGTATAAACTTAGGTTTCTCGGAGGGCTTTTTTAAAGGTGGTGGAGGAGGTGGTGCTTCTGTTGGTATAAACTTAGGTTTCTCGGAGGGCTTTTTTAAAGGTGGAGGTGGAGGTGGTACTTCTGTTGGTATAAACTTAGGTTTCTCGCCTATAAAATTACTAAGATTAAATATTTTAGCGTTCTCAAAACCTGATATTTTTAAAGATAAATTAAATGGTTCAAATATGTCTAATTCCTCTTCTTTTTCTTCTTCTGATTTAAAGGGTTTTATTAGTCTGATGTTTTTAGAGATTTCAGTTCCTTCTTGAAATAATTCTCCAATTAAAAGAATACTGAAATTTTCCTTTTTTGCCTTTTCTACTAACAAAATATTATCGGTTACAAACAAGGTATTTTCGTTGTAGTATGTTTTTTCACTATCATACTTTATGACAGTGTTTTTAAGCATAAAAGGAACAATATTTCTAAAATAATCATCATACTTTATCGTGTTAAAGTATATAGGAAATCCTTCCCACATATCTCTAAGATAACTAAGTAAGGTCATTTTTAATAATAATTAGTATAAATTAATTATTATTATTCAATTAAACTTTTATTGATTGTTCTTCTTTTTTTGCTGGTATAAAGGTCTACAGTCATAATTACCGTCACTATCCTTCTTACAAACAAGAGGCTGATTTACCTTTACATTTCTTGGAGCTGTAACTGCAGCTACAGATACTTTATCTTTTTTAGGTGGCATTTTATTATACTTATTTCTAACCTTTAAATTTATTTTTATGAACTACAAGCTACACACACTTCATCATTACAAATATACTCTTTACCATCCTTAACATACTTTTTACCCTCAACTTTCTTCTCTTTTAAAATTGTGAATTTCACAGCATCTCTTGAAGGCTTACTTCTTATGTAATAACTTCCTGTTTTTAATCCTTTCTTCCACCCATATAAGTGCATACTACTCAACTTTGCATAGCTCGGCTGGTCGATAAAGATATTCATTGATTGAGATTGGTCTACAAAAGGGGATCTATCTGCAGCATAATCAATAACTATTTTTTGTGAGATTTCCCACACGGTCTTATATACTTCCTTTATTTCAGCTGGAATTTCATCTATAGATTGGACACTTCCATTATTCTCTATGATTTTATTCACAATATCCTTCGTCCATAATCCAACTGATTTTAAGTCTCTTGCCAAATGTTTATTCACGATAATATAATCTCCCGAGTTTGTGCTTCGTGTATAAATGTTTGATGTTACTGGCTCAAAACACTCATTATTTCCAAGAATTTGAGATGAGGTAGCGGTTGGCATTAATGCAATTAACAAGCTGTTTGAAACTCCTTTTTTACATTTTTCCTTTAACCCTTCCCAATCTAGTTTCAAACTTTCTCCAAATATTTCAACTCCCTCTTTTGTTAATGGTTCAACTCCCCACATATCATATTGTAAAATTCCTTTACTTACAGGACTTCCTTCAAAAGCGCTATATACCTTTTCATTCTCAAATGAAAATTCGTGACTTGCTTCAAGTGCATAATAATACATAACTTCTGAAATAAGTCTATTAAGCTTAGTTGCATTCTCGCTTCCCCAAGGTAATTTAAACATTGAAAAAACATCAGCTAATCCTTGAATTCCTAATCCAATAGGGCGATATGCTAAGTTATTTCTCTCTGCTTCAACCACAGGATAGTACGTCCTATCAATAACATTATTAAGGTTCTTAACAGCTATTTTTGTTACTCTTCCCAACTCTAAAAAGTTATATTTTCCATCCTTTATAAATGACGGTAATGATATACTTGCAAGGTTACATGTTGATATACTATTTGTATCAGTAAATTCCATAATCTCTTGGCATAAGTTTGAGCTTCGAATAATTCCAATATTCATTTGATTACTTTTACGGTTAATACTATCCTTATATGAAATATATGGTAATCCAGTCTCTTGTTGAGAATGTAAAATTTCTTTCCAAACTTCACGTGCTTTTACCCTCTTAACAAATTTACCTTCTTTTTCAGATTGTTCGTATATATTATCAAATTCTTCCCCATAAGTATCACATAATTCTCTTACAACGTTAGGGTCAATTAAACTCCACATTTCATCAGCTTCTACTCTTCTCATAAATATATCAGGAATCCACATTGCTGTAAATAATTCTCTTGCCCTTAATTCCTCCGGAGGATTATTATATCTTAATGCCAAGAATTCTAAAATATCTGGATGCCAAGGCTGTAAATACATTGCAATACTTCCTTTACGACGCCCTTGCTGGTTACAATAGTTTGCAGTTGCATTAAACACTTTACACATTGGAATTAACCCATCACTTTTACCATTATTTGCGTGAATAATACTTCCCTTACATCTTACATTTGTAATATCTATACCTATACCTCCCCCATATTTTGAAATTAAAGCACTTCTTTTATTTGTATCATAAATATGCTCTAAATCATCCTCGCACTTTAATAAGAAACAACTTGCAAGTTGAGCCCTCTTAGACCCTGCATTAAATAAAGTAGGAGATGCATGTGTAAAGGTTCCCTTACTCATCTCTTCATACGTTTCAAAAACTTTATCAATATTTCCAAGATGAATACAGACAGCAACTCTCATAAGCATATGTTGAGGTCTTTCAACTATCTTTCCGTTAATCTTATGTAAATACATTCTACAGAGAGTTTTAAACCCAAAATAATTATAGTTGTAATCGCGGGAATAATCCATCTTCTCATCTAATAATGAAGAATTAGCCTCTACAAAAGACACAAATGCTTCAGAAATAATATTAGATGTTCTCCCCGTGTTTTCATCTTTGTGATAATATAATTTTTTTACAGTTTCACTAAAAGAACTTAAAGTTTGTTTATGAAGATTACTTACACTAATTCTTGTTGCTAAAATATCATAATCAGGCTCATATGTACTCATAAAAAAAGAGGTCTCTGCAGACAACTCGTCAATTTCAGAAGTTGTCATACCGTCTTTTAAGCTTTCAATAACAAGTTTGGAAAGATATGCAGGATTGACATTTAACCCTAAAGACAACTCGACATTTCTATCCGTGATTTTGTCATATCTAATAGCTTCACGTTCATTCTTTCGGTTAATAACAAACATCTTTTTACTATTAAGTTTTAATATGTTTAAGTTTTAAAACTTTTTTCTTTTTTCATTTAAAA